GTACTATTACAAATGGCAAACAAAATGCTGTATATACTCATACTCCTTATAAAATGAGTATTGAATTAAATATAATGGCAAAAAATCAAGATGATGCACTTCAAATTTTAGAACAAATATTGCCATACTTTCAGCCAGATTATACGATAACAATAAAAGAAGTTCCGGAAATAGGATTAAAGACTGACGTGCCGGTAGTATTATCTGGCGTAACTATGACAGATGAATACGAAGGTAATTTTGTTGATCGCAGAGTTATCATATATACTTTATCATTTGATTTAAGAGTTAGATTTTATGGACCTGTTCGTGAAAAGCAGGTAATACTAACTTCTTCTGTTGATGTAAATACTTTAGATACTTTTGGATTTTTAGAAGAAGTTACTGCAGAAGGTGATCCTACAGATTTAACATTTGAGACTGGAATAGATACTACTAATGATAATCTTATAACATGAATACTTTAAAAACAGATATAGATGATGATTACGAATTTGCTAGACAAAAATATTATGATCTAGTAGATAAAGGTGATGAAGCAATTCAGCTAATGTTAGAGTTAGCTAGAGAATCTGAACATCCTAGAGCATTTGAAGTTTTGTCAAATATGATAAAACAAAATGCAGAGGTTGCTGATAGGTTAATGGATTTACAAAAGAAAAAGAAAGATATCTTAAAGCCTGATAACAACACTCCAATGTTACCTAATAATATGACACAGAATAATGTTTTTGTTGGATCTACTACTGATCTACAACGAATGCTAACTTCTAAATTTGAAAATAAAGCTAATGTCATTGACTCTGAAGAATAATTCTGCTGGATACTTAGGTAACCCTAATGTAAAGCGTGATGGTATACAACAAAACTTCAGTTCTGATGAAGTGCGTGAATATGCCAAATGCATGAAATCTCCTACATACTTTGCCAAAAAATATGTAAAGGTTATTTCTTTAGATGACGGTTTGGTTCCATTTAATCTATATCCATATCAAGAAAAAATGTTTGATCATTTTCTAAACAATCGATTTTCGATTGTTTTAGCTTGTCGTCAATCTGGTAAGTCTATATCATCTGTTGCATATTTACTTTGGTATGCATGTTTTCATCCAGAAAAAACTATTGCAATATTAGCAAATAAAGGTGCTATTGCTAGAGAGATGCTAGCACGTATTACTTTAATGCTTGAAAATCTTCCATTCTTTTTACAGCCTGGATGCAAAGCATTAAACAAAGGCTCAATTGAATTTTCAAATAATTCTCGAATTATAGCATCTGCAACATCTGGATCATCTATTCGAGGATTATCTGTAAATTTACTTTTCCTTGATGAGTTTGCATTTGTTGATGACGATGCTAGATTCTATACATCAACATATCCTGTTGTTGCTGCTGGTAAAAATACTCAAGTGATTATTACTTCAACTGCAAATGGTATTGGTAATGTTTATCATAAGATATACGAAGGTGCTGTGCAAGGAACTAATGAGTTCAAGCATTTTAGAGTAGATTGGTGGGATGTGCCAGGAAGAGATGAGGAATGGAAGCGTCAAACAATAGCTAATACATCTCCTCTTCAATTTGATCAAGAATTTGGTAACACGTTTATTGGTACTGGAAACACTCTTGTATCTGCCAATTCGCTATTGAGTCTAATTGCAAAAGATCCTATAACATATACATCAAACGTTAGAATATATAAAGAACCAGATCCTGATCATGAATACATGATGGTTGTTGATGTTGCAAAAGGTAGAGGCCAAGATTATTCTACATTCAATATTATAGATGTGACGTCAAGGCCTTTTGATCAAGTGGCCGTATTTCAAGATAATAATATATCACCGTTACTATATCCAGATGTAATCTATAAATACGCTAATATATACAATAAAGCTTATGTTATAATTGAATCAAATGATCAAGGTGCTGTTGTATGTAATGGATTATATTATGACTTAGAATATGAAAATGTTTATGTTGAGTCAATGATTAAAGCAAATTCAATTGGCGCTACAATGACTCGAAAAATTAAACGCATTGGTTGCTCTACAATAAAAGATCTTATTGAACAAAATAAAATACAAATACATGATGCGGCTACAATTGTAGAACTATCAACATTCGAGTCTAATGGATCTTCGTACGAAGCTTCAAATGGTAATCATGATGATTTAGTTATGAACTTAGTTATGTTTGCTTGGTTTACTACTATCCAATTCTTTAATGACTTAACTGATATTGACGTAAAACGTTTACTGTATTCTGAAAAGATACGAGCTATGGAAGAAGACGTAGTTCCTGTAGGTATATTGGCATTAGAAAAAAATAATTCACGCTACACAGTTGAAGATGGATTAGTCTGGGAAAAGGTAGGATATTAAATATTATAAATAATGCATAGATTGAGAAAAATACGTATTATGTATCATATTATAACATAGATTAATCTATCATGAGAGAGGAATAAATATGGCTTTTCAAGTATCACCAGGCGTACAAGTTCGAGAAGTCGACTTGACAAACGTGGTTCCAGCGGTATCTACCTCTATAGGTGGATTTGCTGGATATTTCAATTGGGGTCCCGTTGAAGAGATTGTTACAGTTGGTTCTGAAAAAGAATTAGCTTCTATCTTCAGCACTCCTAATACTGAAACTGCAGGTTACTTTTTAACCGCAGCTTCATTTTTGCAATATGCTAATGCTCTTAAAGTAGTTCGAATTCCAGCTGCAGCTGCTCGCAATGCAACTTCAAGTGGCACTGGTCAATTAATTAAAAATCGTGACGCTTATGATAATGCAGTAATTACTGCAGAAATCGTTGCAAAATATCCTGGCATTTTAGGCAACTCACTATTAGTGTCAATCTGTCCTGCAGACAGTACTGTATTTAGTACGTGGGCTTATGCCAATCAATTTGATTCAGCTCCAGGAACATCTGATTACGCAGATACCCGCGGCTGTTCTAATGACGAGCTTCACATTGTTATTGTCGATCAAGATGGTGCTATCACTGGTACACCAAATACTGTACTAGAAAAATTCGCATTTGTTTCACAAGCTTCTGATGCTAAAGCAAATGATGGAACTTCTAATTATTATGCAGATGTATTAAATACTTCTAAATGGGTTTGGTTTGGTGATCATTATACCATTTTAGATTACGCTGGTGGGTCTACAACAGCTGTTGCAGCTGATAACGATGCTGAAGGCGATTACTTAGAAGGTATTACTGCTGTTGCAATCACTAACCCACTATCTGGTGGTATTGACGCAAATACTCCAAACGTTTCACAAGAACTTGTAGCATTTCAATTATTCCAAGATGCTGAAACTGTAGACGTTAATCTGCTATTTGGATATCCATGCATGGTGGAAAATAACGTCACTTTAGCAAACGGCTTATTTGCAATAGCAGCTGCACGTAAAGATTGCGTAGCATTTGTTTCTCCTGCTATAACAGATACTGTAGGAAGTTCTACACCGACTGATGACGTAAAAACATTTGCTGACCAATTAACTTCAACCTCTTATGGTGTAATTGATTCTACAGCGTTAAAGGTCTACGATAAATATAATGATACATATCGTTGGATTGGTGCTAGCGGTCATATGGCTGGTCTTTGCGCTAATACTGATAACGTAGCAGATGCTTGGTTCTCTCCAGCTGGATTTACTCGTGGCCAATTGTTGGGTGTTACTAAAATTGCATTCAACCCTAAGCAAGCAGATAGAGATACTCTTTATAAAGCACGAATTAATCCTATCGTAGCATTCCCTGGACAAGGTATCGTCCTTTATGGCGATAAGACAGCACAAGCTAAACCTTCGGCCTTTGATCGTATCAACGTTCGTCGCTTATTCATTGTATTAGAAAAGGCAGTTGCAACCGCAGCTAAATTCCAACTTTTCGAATTTAACGACGAGTTTACTCGCGCAATGTTCCGTAACATGGTAGAACCATTCTTACGAGATGTAAAAGGTCGACGTGGTATTACTGACTTTGCTGTGGTGTGTGATGAAACAAATAACACCGGAGATATTATTGACACAAATCAATTTGTTGCCGATATTTACATCAAACCAGCACGTTCGATTAACTTCATTACATTGAACTTTATCGCAACACGAACTGGTGTTGAGTTCTCTGAAATCATTGGTCAATAAGAAATAGGAGAATATGCAAATGGCAATTTTAGGTGTAGATGACTTTAAGTCAAAATTGATTGGCGGTGGTGCTAGAAGCAATTTATTCAAAGTAGAAATGGGTTGGCCTGCAGGTATAGGTAGTGCTGC